GCTAGTTTTTCTGAGTTTTACATAAACAATGTAACTTATAATGCTGAAGCTATTACTTTAAATCTAAGTATGGTTAGTTATAACAAAGAACCGTTCCCAAGTTTTAATTTTACACCTAGTTATTTTCCAGGATTATTCTAATGAATTATGACAAATATATCGGGTTACCTTACCTTGAAAACGGCAGAACTGAAGCTGGTGTAGACTGCTGGGGATTAGCTCGACTATATTACAAAGATCAGCTTAATATTGAACTACCAAGTTATAGTCAAGAATACAGTGGTGGGCAAGATCCTGCCATTGTTTCCATAGTTAACGCACATATAGATAACTGGGAACAATTAAACGCACCTAATGTTGGGGACTTGTGTCTGTTCAATATTATGGGCGAGCCTACTCACGTGGGTATATACATAGGTGATAGTAAATTTTTACACTGTCGCGAAGGCATGGATTCAGTAATTGAATCCCTAGATAATATTAAGTGGAAAAACCGCTTTGTAGGATTTTATAAATATACAACACAAGCTCAAATAGCAGTTGTAGGGGCACCTCATCCCTTAAGAATGAGTACTAATTTAGATTGGACTGTAGAAGGTACTACAGTCCAAAATTTGGTTGACTTTGTGCACGACAAGTATCAAGTAAGTAAAACGCTTGTTGATAAAATTGTAATTGTAGTTGATGGTATTGTAGTTCCACAAAAAGATTGGACAACAACTGTACTACGCAAAGATCAACAAGTATCGTATAAAAGCATTGCCGAAGGCGGTTCCACACGTCGACTACTTTTAATGGTAGCTGTATTGGTTGTTGCACTTAACTTTGGTCCAGATGTTGGAGCAATGCTTTTACCGAACGCTACTGTAGCTACACAAACTGCAGTGGGTCAAATGGCTATTAACATGGCAGGCATGGCACTAGTTAATGCTATTGCTCCAGTTCGTCAGCCAACCAGCAATGATCCTGGAAGTGCTGCAGCACTTAATTTATTTACAGGTTCTAGCAATCAAGCAAATAAATTTGGAGCTATCCCAGTTGTATTAGGTAAGGTACGCTTTACAGGTATGTTAGGAGCTACACCTTATGTAAAATCATTACAAGATACAAGCATTTTAAACACTGCTATTGTATGGGGTTTTGGGCCGCTTGACGTTAGTGATATCTGTATTGGTGGTAATGCAATAGAAACTTACTATGACGGGCTACCCTCTACAGTATTACGTCCAGTTACATTAAAAGGAATTGCTGGAGAATCAACTGCTGACTTTGATAATCTATATGGTCGTGATGTTGAACAACAATTTAAAAATGTTGAATTAGTAAATAATGCAATTGATGGCAATGCATGGACTGAAGTAACCCTTACTCAAGATGCTGACGCTATAGATATTGCTTTTACCTTTCCAGAAGGCATGCGTAAAATTAATGTTAAAGATGGAAAAGCAAGCGCAACTCCTTGTCAAATAGAATTACAAACACGACCTTATAGTACGTTATCATGGGATGCAACAACAAGCACTACTAGTTTAGGTATATATAAAAACGGTAACGCAGACGCTGCCACTTTAGATGCCGAAGCATATACTTCTATACTAACACCACCAGCAGACCCAGATTCTGAAACTAATTTATATAGATATAGTATCTTTTGCCTGAGTCCTAGCGGTGGTATTGCCAGATTTGACGGGACTGTTACAGATACACTTGGTAGTAATGCTAGCACATGGTTACAAGATAAATACAACAGCACTAGTTATAGCTATTTATTAGGTATAAACAAAGATTGGAACTATTTACCTACTATTCCAACAGGATATATAAAACTATATACTGTGTATCAAACCAGTAATGGCACAGCAACTGTTGATAATACTGCTATAAATAGTTATGCAGGCGTAATAGGATTAACCCAAACAGTAACACCACTAGAACTTGTTGATTTTAACGGAGAATGGGTTGACTCAGCAACAAAGAAAATAAGTATTAAAGCTGGTAAACTATACTCCGAAACTGCTACAAGTGTGGCAGCTGGTGCCAATGAAACAATCTGGACAACAAGACAGATAGCTGCTATTGGGTCTACTGTAGTTATACCTGGAAGTTATGGAAATTGGTGTAATCTATTAAAGAATACTTCTGTATGGTCTAGTACTAGTGGCCTTGCTGAATGGACACATACTGAGTCAAATGTAAATTTTCCGTACACAGGATATTATACTGTTCAAGCATCAGCAGATGACGAAGGTGAAGTATACATTGATGGAACTAAAGTTGCAAGTTTGCCTAAAGGTGGGTATGGTAGTTATGTAGAAACTTCTGTTAAACTTACTAAAGGTTCACATACAATAGTTATAGTAGGTAGAAATAGCCAAGGTGGATTAGCCGCTATAGGTGTTGTTATTGGATTTACTGCAAATACTGGTTTAAATATACGTGCAGCTGCTAATACTATTATTACTTTCGGTACATCTGGTTTCTATGAAAATAGAAAAGATGCTTTTAATTATGTACACCCTTTAGAAAATTTAACACGTGGAAGGTATCAAATACGTGTTAGACGTTTAACTAGTGACGAAACAGAAGACGAAACAGATTATCGTAAATATCATAAAGCAGTATTAAGTAACGTAACTAGCTATGACAGTAAAGCTAGCCCAATGGTTAATCCTCCGGGATGTCACTTAGCCAAAACTGCTGTAAGGATACAAAGTACTAATAAAGTAAATGGTACTGTCGACGGAGTTAATGCATTAGTGCAAACAATTACTTGGGACTATAATAGAGCAACTAGTTCTTGGACAGGGCCAAAACACCCTACTAATAATCCCGCAAGTTTATTTTTATATGTACTAATGCATCCAGCCAATGCATTTAGAGTTACCAAACTCTCGCAGCTTGATTTAACCAGTTTAACTGCTTGGCACAACTTCTGCAACCCTGTTCCATTAACAATTACCGCAGGAAGTTTTGTAGTAGGTAGATACTATACTATTAATTCTGTAGGAACTACTAGCTGGACTGCTATTGGCGCAGGATCTAACAATATTGGTGAAAGTTTTTACGCTACCGGAGTTGGTAGCGGAACAGGTACTGCTGTATATTGTCCAAAATATACTTATAATAGTGTATTAACAAGTACACAAAGCGTAATGGATACATTGCGAGATATATGTGCAGCAGGGTTAGCAAGCCCTACATATGTAGATGGTAAATGGGGCGTTGTAATAGATCAGCCAAGAGCTTACACAACTCAACACTTTACACCACATAACAGCTGGGGTTTTGAGTCTACAAAAAACCTTCCTATATTACCGCATGCATTTAGAGTTACTATTCCTGATGAATCGCTAGCTTATCAAGCCAATGAACTAATTATATATAATTATGGATATGCTGCAACAGCTGTTAGTGGTAAAAAAGCAGCAGAATTATTTGAACAACTTTCTTTGCCAGGAGTAACAAATGCAGATCAAGCTACGCGATTAGCTAGATGGCATTTTGCTCAAATTAAATTACGTCCAGAAACTTATAGTTTAAATGTTGATTTTGAACAGTTGGTTTGTACTCGTGGAGATTTGGTAAAAATTACTCACGATGTTCCTCGTTGGGGCACTGGTACTGGCAGAGTTAAATCTGTAAACGGAACAACAATTACTCTCACAGAAGCAGCATACCTAGAAGTTGGAAAAACTTATACTATACTATTTAGAACAAATAATTTAAATAGTTCTGGTGCTGGCAGCGTGACAAAAACTCTAGCTGTTATTACTACTACTGGATATACAGACAGTATTACGTTAACATCTGCAATTACTGGCAGCGACATTGTTGAAGTAGATAATTTATTTATGTTAGGCGAACTAAATAAAACAACACAAGAATGTATTGTTATAGTCGTAGAACCTAGTAATAACTATAGTGCAAAATTAACGTTAGCAGATTATTCTTCACAGATATATACAGACGATTTAAGCGGGTTACTAGTGTTTAATGCTAATATTACTAGTGTTAATACAGATTTGGTAAAAAATTCTATTACATTACCTCCAATTATAACTAGTGTTAATAGTACTAGCCCATTAGCAGAACAAATTTCTATAGGCAACTATCAGAATATTGCTATTGCTTCTTTTTCAAATCCACCAAATTTACCTGGTGTAGCAACAAAGGTACAATTTGATATAGTTAGAAGCGAAATATTATTTAATGATACTAGCCCTAATACTGTGTATATTACAAATAAAGAAACTAGCGGATTTACATTTACTGGACTAACTTCTGACGTAGTATATAAAATAAGAGCCAGATATTTAGATTCAACAGACAGTATTGCAGGCCCTTGGTCTGATACTCTTACTTTCTTAAATGATGGTAAAAATATCAGTGCATCAGTAGCACCAGCACTGACTATGGATTTAGACCATACATTTATTGTGGCAAAGCCTTCTGTAGTTACGCAAGAGAAAGACTTTTTAACTTACGAGTATAGACTATACAAAGACACAGGTTCTTCAGATTTTTGGGAACTAGATACTACCGTAAATAATATTAAAATTATTCGTAGTACTGGCGACGCTCGATTTGATCTACGAGATCAATCTGCGCCAAGAATTTCAGCAGCAGGTGTTACATATAGAGTAGCCTGTAGAACTGTAGACAGAACAAATAATTACAGTACTGCAAGTACTCTTGGAACAATAGTTGTTAAAACTATTACATAAAGGATAAGCATGGCGGCAAATTTATACGCAGGCGTAAAATCTCTACATTTAGTATTAACTACTCCATACGATACAGTTAGAACAACAGATATTAGAGACGACCTATCGTCTGTTAAAGTATGGTACTCTACTACAACTGGATTTAACCCAGCAAATAATCAAGGTACTTTAATTTTTGATGGAGTAGGATTATCAGTACCTATTACGGGACTAACTCCAGCAACTAGGTATTATGTAAGGTATGCTTTTATTAGTGCTATCGATCCAGCGGTATACACAATATCTTCTGAGTTAAGTGCAGTAGTTCTTGCTGATAGCACAACTGTTTATGGGTACCTAACAAATGATCCAGTACCTATTGCAACAGCTACAGACGGTACTGGAGGAGACTTTACACAAGCTACTGGGACTTTTAAAGTATATAGTGGCATAGAAGACGTAACTACTACAGGCCCTGTTTATGCTATTAAAGCAAGTAGTACTACTAATCTTACTGGAGTAGTTATTAACGCCAGTACAGGAGTTTACTCTTGTACTGGTCTTTCCGCAACATCAGGTAATGTTACTTTTACTGCTACTTACGGCGGAATAACGTTAGAAGCAGTATGGAATGTCTACAAAGCACAGGCAGGCCAAACTGCGCCTATACTTAACTTAACAGCTACTGCTAATCAATTTGCTTACAAAGATCAACATTCTACAGCCTCAGTAAGCTCATCTATAATTGTAACTGCTAATTTAACAAACCTTACCGGCACCCCTACATTTACAGTAACTGGGTTTACTCGAGCAGGAGTGTCGTTAGGTGTTGTTGCTTTCACTCAAAATAATAACATTATTACTATTACACCTGCAAATTTTGATGCAAAAGGTGTAACCATAGGAAATGCTAGAATTACTGCTACACTTGGAACTACCTCAGATACAATGAGTATTTTTAGAACCAATGACGGTACTGAGCAAGTTACAGCAGTTTCTAGCAATGAATCCCATACTATACCAGCAACTACTGCCGGAACAACAGTAAATGCTAGTTATACTGGTAGCGGAACTATTCTTAAAGTTTTAGAAGGTTCAGCATATTTACCAGTTGACAATGTTAGTCCATACTCAAACGGAACTTGGCGTGTAGTATCAGTAAATTCTTTAGGTATTACTGCAGATACTACACCACAAATTGGGTCAAACTATATTTATTATGATACACATGCTGCAATGACTGCAGATGTAGCAACTATTGACTATACTATAAGAATAATTACTACTACAGGTGTAACTGTAGATGTAGTCACTACGCAAAGTTTTGCCAAAGCAAAACAAGGGGTAGACGGAGCTACCGCTAGATCAGTAGATTTAACTGCAACTGCACAAGCGTTTATTACTGCTAAAAATAGTAGTACAGTAAGTCCCTCAACAATAGTACTTACTGCTACACAAAGTAATTTTATTAGTCCAACCTATACTTGGTTAGTTGACGGAATAGCACCAAGTGCGGCTATTGGTATAGCCAGTGGTAACACTTTTGTACTTAACAGTTTTGCAGCAGGTTCTAGAAAAACTATTATCGCTACTGCCACAGAAGATGTTTACAGTTCATTTGATACTTTTTCAGTTTATAGTATAAAAGAAGGCGACGATGCTTTTACAGTTGGTTTGTCTAATGAAAATCAGACAATTAGTTGTGATAGTAGCGGTACACCAATAGCAGGACAATTCCCCTTTACTTCTAAATTATATGCTGCATTAGGCGAAAGATTATTAGATAACACAACTAATCCCCAAGCAACATTTGCAAAAATAAGTTATACTGGCGGCGACGCAGGATCCTTTAGCATTGATGCTACAGGATTAGTTACTATTAATAGTTTGAGCAATGCTTTTGCAGAAGCAGTATTTAATGCAACTGTTAACGGGGTAACTCAAACAAAAACTTTAAGTTTAAATAAATCAGTAGATGGTAATCCTGGATCTAATATAGTTCTTACCGCAACAGGTCAAGTATTTGCGGCAGCTAAAAATACGGGTGTAATATCTCCTAGTATAATAACTTTTACAGGTTCTCCGTTTAATTTAGGTGCTAGTCCTGCATATGTATGGAAAGTATCTACTGATAACGGTACCACTTTTACTACACAAACTGGTCAAACTAATGCTACATTTACTTTGCCTAGTTTTTCTAGCGGTACTAAATTAGTAAGACTGGAAGCTACAGGTAATAGCAGAACTGTAGCAGATCAAATTACTGTTTATGCATTAAAAGAAGGTGACGACAGTTTAAACGCTGGTTTGGTTAATGAAAATCAAACTATTACTTGTGATACTGCTGGCACACCTATAGCAGGACAATTTCCTCTTAGCAGCCAATTAGTAGTTGTTAGAGGCACTACTCCGTTAACAAATGCTGATGGTGTTACGTGGTCAAAAGTGTCAGAAACAGGTATGACTAGTACTATTGTTAGTACTACAGGTATTATATCAATTACAGGAATTAGTGCGGATGCTGGAACCGCAACATATAGGGCTACAATCGGAACTACTACTTTAGATAAAGTATTTACACTAAATAAATCTAAAAATGGTACAAATGGTACAGATGGTACAAATGGTACAAATGGTACAAATGGTACTAATGGTACTAATGCAGTTAGTGGTTTCTTAACTAATGAAGCTAGTGTAGTTACTGCAGATAATGCAGGTACTGTTAGTAGCTTTACTGGTACTGGAGGTACTTTTAAAGTATTTGACGGTATTGTTGAAAAAACAGGTTCTGGAATAACTTATAGTGTAACTAATCAGTCAGGAGTATCAGTTTCAATACTTCAAACAGGTGTTTATAGCATATCTGCTATGAGCGCAGATACTGGCACAGCTACCCTAACTGCAACATACGGTACAGTAACAATAACTAAAGAGTATAGTATTGCTAAGTCTAAAGCTGGGCCTACAGGAATTGCAGCTCGCTCAGTTGATTTATCAATGACGGCACAAGCTTTTGCATATAATAGTGCAGGAATAACTCCTTCACCCAGCAGTTCAGTAGTAACTGCTACTGCACAAAATACTACTGGAAGTGTATACTATGAATTTCTTGTAGGTACTACATCTGTACAAAATACTACGGCTAATACTTATACATATACTCCTGCTGCTGCATATACCTCTATGCCTCAGCAGATCTCTGTAAAAATCCGAGAAGGTGCTAACACAGGCACAATACTAGCTTCAGATGTAATGTCTATGATTGGTATTAAGCCTGGTGTTGATGGAACTAATGGCAATAATGGAGCAGCAGGACCTTTTGTAGATATTAGTGGAACAGGTAGTTTTTATAAAAATAGTGGTGGGGCATTTACTCCCACTAATGTTACTTTAACGGCTATAACACAAAATATTACTGCTCCAACGTATGCTTGGTCTGTTACTGGCGCAACTCCGGCCACAGGTAATGGCAGTTCAATAGTTATTACGCCAACTAGTAGTAGTGCCGGTATTACTGTCGTACTAACAGTAGGTGGATCTAATCAAGCCAGTACTGTAAGTTTTACTAGATATATTAGTGTTACAGAGCAAGGTACCGCAGGACAAGCAGGTGCTAATGGAATAATGAGTGCCTACCCTACTATTTATCAGTGGGCTATAAATACTCCTGCAAGACCTACCACTACTTCTACGTATGCATGGTCTAACGGGTATTACGCAGCCCCTAGTGGGTGGGATACTATAGCTCCTAATAATACCACCCCAGGGTATAAGCTTTATGAAATCACAGTACCCTTAACTGTAGCAGCTACAACAACCTCAAGTACTTTAGATTGGACTAATACTACTTACACTATACGTGCTACTAGTATTAATGGTACAAATGGTACTAATGGTACTAATGGTACTAACGGAAATCCTGGTACTAATGGTATAGACGGAGACGACGGAGTAAACGGTGAAAACGGTGCTTCTAGCTTTATAATTACACGCGTTACTAACGATTCTGGCGTTCCAACCGGACCCGAAGTTTACGCAGCTTTAGGAAACAAACGCTACGCAGTTACAGGAGATATTGCTACTATTAGTTATAATGCTGGCAATAATTCAACAGCATATCGCGCAACTTCTAACGGTTTTAATGCAACTTGGGCATTACAATCATCATATATTACTGGCTCACTAGTTGTACAAAACTCAATTAGCGGTGATCGTATTATTGCTAATACACTAAGTGCTAATAGGATTACTAATGGTACAACTGCGGCAACTGCGGCAACTGCGGGAACTTTTAGTCTAGGAGATCAAACTTTCTTGGTTTTTCCAACAACCGCAGTATTTACAGCAAATGGAGCAGACAAGTGGGCTTTGGTAGGTTATAACTATGGGACTACTGGATATGCTCATGGCATAGGAGGAGGCTCTAGTTCTCCTGATGGGTTTGGTGTTCTTGGTTATAGTGCCTTTAATATTAACGTTGTTAATATTAAAACACTCGGTGCTTTAGGGCAGTCTGCTTCAGGTATTTACGCTAAATCTTTAAAGCCAGCCAGTTATAATAATACTACTAATAATTTAGGAGCTCTAAATACTGATTTTACAGGGGCTAATACACAGTACGGAATGATAGCTACTTCTTGGTATGCTAACAGCAATACGCAAGTAAAATATCAAACACTATTAAGCCCTTCAGAGGAAGTGAGACCGGATCAAAACTATGCTGCAGTATTTGCTAAATTTACAACTACTGGGGCTAACGATAAGTCAGCTTATTTGTGTACTCCAAATTATGCCTTAGAGTGTCCTCAAGGTTTAGGCGGGGTATATTCCTACGATGGTTTTGCACCTTTTACAGGACAACATACCGGAGTTATGGAAAATCCTGCTGCAATACAAGTAGGAGATATAGTAGTAGATACAGTACTATTAACAAGAGACACTGTTAGTGCTACTTTGTTAAAACAAAGTTTGTCTACTATGCCAAGACAAAAAACTGTTATTGGAGTATACGTAGGACTAGACCCAAAAGAAACTCTTTCTCCTGCACATACTATAACACCTCCTTCAACTATGGAACAAGATATTGCTGTAGGAATGACAACAAATACCGTAGGCCCATCAGAATCTTATGTGTTGCAAAACACAGAAGAATTTGTTTTAATTAATTCACTAGGCGAAGGTCAAGTAAATGTATGTGGAGAAAATGGAAACATTGAAGCAGGAGACTTAGTTACTACTAGTTCTATTCCTGGTAAAGGTATGAAACAAGACGATGATCTTATTAGATCTTATACCGTTGCTAAAGCTCGTGAAAGCGTTACATTCAGTTCTCCTACAGAAGTTAAAATGATTGCTTGTACTTATCTTTGTGGTTAAAAACTATACCCTGTCCAATCTTTGGGCAGGGTATTTTTTTGCATTGACAAGTCCGCGCCCTTGTGGTATAATATACCAAAATGTCAGAACATTCCAATATTTTTTCTTGACAAGCTTTTATCCCAATCTAAAAGGCAGACTTCCCGTTTAGATTATAATTAAATATTAAACACCTGCTAATAAGGAGATCTGATTATGGTGGAGATTAATGACCACAGTTTTATTCAGACAATTTCACTAGTTGCGTTAGCAGTTGTTGCTTTCTCAGTTGGAATACAGAAATTGTTAAAAGACTGGAAAAGTACTAATGCTGAAACTAGCGTAATTACTTTAATGCATACAGAGCTAGAACGCATGAGTGAACAAAACGGCTTACTAGCAACCGAATTAAATCGCTTACAGCAAGAGATGATTTTACTAAATGCACAACTAGCACAGTTATGCATTGAAAATCAGCAACTACAAACCGAAGTTGTTGCACTAACACAAGAAGTTAATAAATTCCGAGTATCGGCTACGATATCGGCTGCAAAGAAATTAGGGTAAGATAATGGAACCAGCACGAATTAATTATAGAATTTATCAAGGTAGTACTTTTACCGAAACTCTTCGTTGGGAGTCAGAAACTAAGCAATACGCACCGATTTCAGCAATTACTCAAGCAGCACCTTGTGTGATTACAACTACTAGCGCACATACTGTGCCTATTAATTGGAGAATTAGAATAGCTGGTGCTTTAGGTATGAGAGATATTAATACTGTTGCAGATGACGCTTATTATTTAGTAACTAGCAAAACTAGTAACACATTAACTTTAAACCAAGTAAATTCAGCTGCCTACGCAGCGTATACTGGTGGGGGTATTCTTTCATGGAATATGCCTGTACCACTAACAGGATATACTGCGCAAATGCAAATACGCGAAACCCTAGAGTCAACAACAGTTATTGCTGAATTAACGACTGCTAATAGTCGTATTATTATTGAACCAGTAAATTCTGTTATATCAATTAATTTAACTGCAGCTCTAACCGCTACATTTAATTTTGACTCAGCGGTGTACTCAATGGAATTAACAGATGCTCAAAGCAATGTTTTTCAGTTCCTGAACGGTAGTATTAGCTTGATTAAGGAGGTCACAAGATGACAACCGAAATAATTATAACCGAAATTAATAATGCGGTTATTATTGAAAAGACGGAGCCAACAGTTGTTTCGTCACAAAGTGAAACACGAGTGGTAGTTGGGGGCATGATAGGCCCAACACAAACTACTATCAAAGGGCTATCAGATGTTGATACTACTACTTTAGCTACAGGCAGCTTACTGGTATATAACTCTGGAACAAGTAAATGGACTTCATCGAAGCTGCTTGAACAGCAGACGATGGAAGGCGGATTCTTTTAAAGGAAGAGAAAATGGCTGATAAATCAACGATAAAGATTAAAAGAAGTAGTACTTCCATTGCACCAGCACTATTAAATACTGGCGAACTGGCGTATACATTTGGTACTGGTACTGATGCAAATCAAGGTGGTAGGTTATTTGTTGGCGGCATGGGCGCTAATAGTGATTTACTGTCGGCAGCTGCGGCCCCGATTGCAATTGGTGGTAAATATTTTACAGATATTATTGATGCTGCTACTAGTGTAGGTACATTTGGTACTCTTGTAAAGCGAGATGGAACTAATACTGCATTTCTTAATATTACTGGCAATGTTACAGGTAACTTAATAGGTAATAGTGCAGGTATTCATACAGGTAATGTAACTGGTAATGTAACTGGTAATGTAACTGGTAATGTAACTGGTAATGTAACTGGTAATTTAACAGGTAATGTTACTGGCGATGTATACGCAGCTAACGGCACTTATAAAGTTCTAGAAGCTGGCACAGACGGTACTGATTCAATATTTTATGGTAGTGTTAGTGGTGGTATTACTGGTAACGTAACTGGTAATGTAACAGGTAACGTAACAGGTAATTTAACTGGCAATAGTGCTGGAACTCATACAGGGGCTGTTATTGGTAATGTAACTGGTAATGTAACTGGTAATGTAACTGGTAATGTAACTGGTGATTTAACTGGTAATAGTGCAGGTATTCACACTGGTAATGTGACTGGTAACGTAACAGGTAATCTAACCGGCAACAGTGCTGGTACTCATACAGGAGCTGTTGTTGGAAACGCAGACACAGCTACAAAATGGGCCTCAACAATTAACGCAACATTTAGCGGCGATGCTAGTACTCCAACATTTACTATTGACGGTTCCACAAATCTAACCCCAGTACTTACTTTAGCAACAGTACTAGATGGTACTACTGGTAAAGTTCCTGGTGCATTTGGATCAGCCACAGCAATCCCAGTAGTTACTGTAAATGCAAAAGGTTTAGTAACAGGTATTACTACTGCAAATGTTGCGACTACACTAAGCTTTCGTGGTGATGCTGCTGGTACAGTAGGAACATTAAACTTATTAAGTGACAGTTTACGTATTATTGGTAGCGGTGGTGTTACTACAAGTATTGATGATACAACTAATACAATTACTGTTGCTATGGCGGGTAGTGGGTCACTAGGTGCTCTAGCAGTTACAGGTAATGTTGCAGCAGGAACAATTAGTATTGTAGGAGCACTTACTTCTGGAAATGCTAGTGTTGCGGATATTATTGTAAATGGTAATGCTGTTATTACAGGTAACTTAACAGTTGAAGGTGTTACTACTACTGTAAATTCTACTATTGTTTCAATTGGCGATAAAAATATTACATTAGCCAACAGCGCACAAGATGCCGCTCAAGCAAATGGTGGTGGTATTACAGTTATCGGCCCAACTCTTCCAGCTGAAATTACATATGGTTCAGC